ACCATCAAATAATCTTCACCAGACACCAACGTATTAAACGCATCCACAAAATCTTCAACTGTGGTGTAAGATGCAACTGGCATCTGGTAAGCTGTTGGTGTATTTCCTTCAACCGACACAGAAAATGATCGATTATTTGGTCGAACTGAAAATGTGAACGTATCATTTTCATCTAGAACACCAGACGTAACCACCACTCTAACAGATAACCCTCTACCAATCGAAATCCATTCAGAGACACCATCATCATTATCGTCAATTAAAATGCCTTCAGAAACTACCTCTCCATCGCTGTTACGAACTATTTGATATGTAGCACCTTGAACAGATGCTAAAGCAGAAACATCTGGAGATGATGTAATTATCATTATATATGAATCATCTATATCACCAGTATATGTACCAAGAGTCTCTAACGTAGCATCGGTGGAGCCATGTGTGTTTGATACATCTACATCATTGTAATTAATATCATTAACAGATGCATTATGAAACGCTATCGGAGAAGTTTCAGACACTTCTCTTAAATTAATACGACCATAATCAATACCAGTAAAGAGAGGTATTCTACCCCAACCTTTCCCACGACCTCCCGAAGTATCGATACTGACTTCGTCGAGTTCGATCGGCTGACCCTCTTCAGTCAACACACCAACACGCATAATGTAGCATTGGTTTCCTTCTTCAAGAAAAGCCAATACAGAATACATTAAATAACTTTCGGGGAAAGGTTCACCGAAAATTTCTATCGCTTGTTGAGAATTAGAAATGAACGTCGGAGTATTCATCGGGCCTTTCTTGGCGGTCCCGATGAAAGCCGGTCTCAACGGACCCACTGCCGTTGGCAGCACGCTTAAATCTATTTCTCTCGGAAAAACACCGGGGCTTAAGTATACTGGCATCTGTTTACTCCAGTTAATAATCAATAACTTTCAAGTATCTTTTCCCCGAATATTAAGTAACTAATTGTCTTTCATCAATCATTTCACTGTCATATACTATCTTTATCATCCCACGTTTCTGTAAATTTTCAATCTGATCCGATCTAAGATGATTCTTAGGAAGCAGCACATCTCTACCAGGTGCTAATCTAACTTGTTGTTCACCAGTATAAAAATCAGCACCAGGGCTTCTTACCTGCAAAGGGATCATTTGACGTGAATTATTATAAACTCGTACCATAGGTGACTTCTTCGACATCATCATCTCCAATCAAGAAAGAACTTCACGTGCTTTATCTAAATCCTGTATCGGCTCACGCCACTGACTAGACCCAAAATTGGAAACTAATATTTCACCAACTTTTTCTTTAAGTAAAGTTACACGACCCAAAACAGTCGGAACAATTTTCTCTGGTAACGGCAACCAAGCTTCGGCAGTGATGGATATCTCGTAACGTACATTTGCGTGCTGATCAAATCCGGCTTCTTTATCACTAGCATCAGAGCATCCACCATAACGGAGTTGAACATTACCTGCTATTTTTCCATCAAACATCTTGAATTCAGCAAGTGGGTTAAACCTAGTTAACGCCTGAAACAAAATATATTCAGCATCACGTTTTCTTTCAGCCCAAACAATAATTTTGTAGTCAACTAAAAACGGAACTGGCCTAAAAACCTTTGCTACCATATCACCACGACTACTCAAATATCTAGCAGTCATAGAATGATAAGACGGACTAAACTTCTCAGGATTAAATTCATGGCTTTCTCTACTTATAGCGGCCAATGGTAATCTGGCTCTACCTTCTTTAAGATCATCAGACCATATTAACAAACTCCTGTCTCCACCAGATATTTTAACCCTCATAAATCTATATGAATCTTTTGTTGGAACACGAATACCAGACCAAAATTGCTTCAATGACGAATCTAATGACCAAAATCCGGGTTGCAAAAATTCTTCAAGATGATATGGATATGATTGTAAATTAGAACCATCTAATTCAGTTCTACCACCCTGAGCATGACTTAATTGACGTACAGCCGGAACCTCTTTAGCACCAAGAGGTAATGATTGTGACTGACCAATATTCGGAGTAAAATTATTATCAAAATTATAAACAGGCATTCTTACTCCTTTATAATCGATATCAAATTAGAAGGATTCTTAAGACCCTGCATCACTGTTCTAATTTCATTAGATATTTCATCATATTCATCTTGACTATTCACAACAATCTGGCCAGACAATATAGTCGATATAGAATTACCGCTTACAACTTTATCAACATACTGCAACTTAACTCCAGGTACTTTTTGACCTATTAAATTAGAGATACCATTAGCGATAGAATTCACGAAACGGTGATTTGATATCTCAAAAGAATTAGATATATTTTTAAAATTTTTATTTTTCATAATGATTCCTTATATCCAACATTTGAATGATCTTCTTCTAACATATCTTCTTCTGGTCTAACATTGATATCCGCAGTTAACAATTCCAATTGACAAGTATAATATAACCAAATATATCTAAAATTACCACTAGGAGAAGAATTTAAAATTCTATAATTCTTCGGACTGACAGGGATAGCATTAAATGGTAACTGTATAACATCACCAGGTCTGAACATTCTATCGCCGACTAAATTATAAACTTGTCTATGACTAAAAACTATCTCAGTTTTGTTAACAGTATCGAGACCCCATTTAGTTAATTCAGTTTCTATAGGCTTAGGTTTAAAAAAACCTTTTAAATAAATAGCATTCCAGTATGTTGGATCGGGGTCTTCGTCCCAAACAGCGTCATAATCGCCATTTTCAGTACGAATAAAAATTTTAACTTCGGCACCACTAATATTAACCATCTCATCTGCTAATTGCCTAGCAAATTTAATATCATTTGAATCAGGGTCATGTAAAGACAAATAACTATGTCTTTGATCTATATCAGAGCGAAAACTCTCGTGCACAGCATCGAAAGCTTCATTACCCAAACCTTCAGAAATCCCAAATCGATGGATCATAATAACCTCTATTGTATTTTTGATAATATAAACTATATCAAAACAAACATGTATTTTATGAGTCAGACCAAACATCGGAGATAGCATGATAAATATATGGATTAAAATTCCACCAACTGAAAGTGGATATTATTGGGTAAAGCAAATTCAAACTAATAAGATATTTATAGGTAAGCCAATCGCTCATAACGAATGGTTTATAAATGGATCTGAAGAATATCAACCAGAACGTTTTTTCATGTTCGGTCCAAAAATCCCATCACCAGAAAATTTATCTAAATTATACGACAAAGAAAAAGAATTAGAAAAAATATACAAATCATGGGGATTTACACCCAATGAAGAACAAACTATTAATCAATAATACTAATCAACAGACCATGGTGGTATAGGTGGTAGTAGCCCATGCCCAGAAGGAAATGAACCTTCATCTTTGTATGGGTTCGCTGGTGGCGCTTCTGCATCCATAAAATCAGACGATGGACAGTATCCCATATTCATAGTATCACAATAATCAAATTCAGACTCAATTGGTAATTCAGAGCCTGGTATATTACGTAATATTTCATAATAATCCAAGTGAGAATCACATGGACAAGATGTATCAATTGGTGGTAACACAAACCATTTCTGTCTAACTCCCTTATTAAAATTAACACCAAATTTAACTGATGATCCAGGTATAGCTGCTAAAGCATCATTCAAATCAACTAAAGCATTTTTACAAGATTTACCAGATGCCATATATGCAGATAAAGTTTTAGATGTTAAAGAAGAAGTCGGCTCACATCCTGGTATCAATATCTTATTATTACCGCGAACCTCTAATTGGTGCTGATAAGTAACAGACATAAATCACCACATATGTGGACCAAGAGGCTCACCTAATAAAATAGCACGATTAATTATCTCGTCCTTCATCTTCTCGCCTTCTTGTACTAAATCGGAACCATCATAATTGATAGAACCTCCATCTGGTGTAGGCATCCCAGAAATCTTTCTTCTAGCACTCCCAACTACAATCTTGGCTTCTGCTACCATCATATCATAACAAACCATCCTAGCTTGTGGACTTCTAAAATGATTTATCACAGGAACATATAATACTACAACAGGAAATGCACCTTTAGGCGTTGGATATAATCGTATCAATTGATCTTTAGACGATAATTGATCGCCATCAACATTAGAATTACCTTCATTAATCACTTCCCAATGGCCTTCAGTTCCAAGAATTTTTTGCGAAAATTTCCTATAAGCTTGTAAAAGATGATAATCAGTCAATATCCCTTGCACACCACTAATATTGCCGATATTGAATAAAAAACTTTCAGCACCGAAAACATCATCTATTCTAGTGGTAACCGGGTCCCAACTAACAGATTGAATCCAATATGCATCTGCTGGAAGCGGATATGTAGATTTAAGAGGACTTGTCCAAAAAACGCCTAATTTCTGTTCCCTCGGAAAATATCCAGATATAAAATCACCACTAACTCTCCAAATAGTCTCCCATTGATCCTCTGATATTTCTACATCGACCGTCGGATACCCAAGCTTGGATAATACATACTTCTTCATAGGTTCTGATCGAACCTTTAATACACTTGGTAAATCCGACGGGGCTATTATTGCCATAATTTACAAAGGAAAATGATACCCACGATCACCATAAACGACACCAGAATAATCAATCCTAAATATACTAAATTCCACACCACCAGGCAATGCAGAAAATATCGCTGATTCTAATAAAGATTTTAAAGCCTTAACCTCATTATCTATTGTCGCAACCGGACCAACAAGCGATGAATTAGAACGATTACCTAAGCGTGTCTCTCCTGAATGAATTATTTCAACATCTGAATGCGGTTGAATGTTAGCAGAACTAGAATTATAGAATCCAGTAATCTGTAATTGTGGTGGAGTATCTCCGAATTGTGGTTTCATAGCACATCCATAAGATAGTCCGCTTAGACCACCATAAGATCTATGCTGACCACCTCCAGGTTGAGCAATATTAATATAATCTGGAGATATTGTTTCTAAACCTTCATAAACAAATATCGCTATTTTTTGAAGGTCTCTCCATCTTTCAACTCTTTTATCTGAGTTAGCAGGATGAACCTTAACATGAACAGTAAACGGAACCCATTTAGCCATAATATCTCCAATGTATAAAAAAACTAATCTATATTTGACATTAAACAATTTCATATATTTAACATAATATCTGATTATTTAGCATATACATATGCTAACTTTTCGCCACCAAAAACTTTAATATAACCAAATTTAGTAGCATATTCATTTTCAGACATTAACATTGCCTTTGCTCGATTATAAATAGTCTTTTTATGATATACACGCTGCTCATTTGTATTGTTTAGTCAATAATGAAATAGAATATCCTTTAGCATATAATTCTGAGATATCGTCTAAATTTATATTATTTATTTCAGAACGAATTTGTGAAATCGTTCTAGAAGTAATCCCATATGCTCGAGCACGATGTAATAGTATAGCATCACTAACATTATTCTCATTTGCTATCTGCCGCCACGATTTTCGTTGTATAACATATTGATCATAAATAAAAGAATAAGTTAATTTATCGTAATTTATCACGATACACCACAAACACTAGCACAAATATATTACAAAAGCCGCAAACTGGTTGGTTTGCGGCTTTTGTATTTTCAGTCAATTTACTTCAACTCAGATTAGAGATCAGCAGTGAGATCTCTAGCACTATCATGTAGATCACCAGTGAGACCAGCAGCAGTGTTGGCAATGAACTTGTCATGACCAATCTGAAATGCGAAGTCAACGTCTGCCATATTACTCTGAGCATTAGCAAAAGAGACCTGACCGCGTAACCCAACAACAATTGGGAAACCACGGCTCGCATTGTGACGAGCTTCGCCCATGTATGGTGACATATCATGAACGGAAGTATCTCTTGCCTTGACTTCAACAAGAATCTCTTCCGCTGGAATACTCATAACCAGAGGTCGAAGACGCTTAATTAAAGCACCAACAGATTCGTGTCTATGTGCTTGACGATAAGCACGAACTGTTCTGTAAACCTTAATGTCCGTGTTGGCTGGTTGAGCAGACATTGCTATCTCCTATTAAAATGACTATTGATTCCATGTAATTGGCTACAATATATTTTTGCATGAAATTATTAAAATTTAATTATATAAAATGGGCTTCCAAACCGGATGTTCATCTGGTTTGGAAGCCCACAAGACTTCGCAAAATAAGATCAATTCATAGACTTCGGTGCCGGAGTTGATTCAGGAACAGTCTCTACTGGTTTCGCAGCAGAGACTGGATCTGTTACAGCACAAGTTTGAACACATGCGACCTGAGTACAGTGCGGGACCACGACACAACACCGCACTCGTGTTCGAACACGAACTCGGCACCGTCTCGCACATGCATCAGCTGTGTCACCAACCAAACCGACAAGAGCAATAGCAGCAACAGCGATCAGTTTGAAACTCTTCATAAAACAGTCTCCTTCGAATCAACAACCAATATACCACACGATTGGTCAACGTGTTTCAGAAACTAATTTCAAATCAGAATCTACCATCATAGAGACCAATTCATTAAAACTAGTTTCTGGTTCCCAATTTAATTGCGACTTAGCTCTACTGGCATCACCACATAACAAATTGACTTCTGCTGGTCGAAACAGTTTAGTATCTACTTCGACATACTTCTTCCAATCGAGTCCAACTCTATCAAAAGCTATTTCTACAAAATCTTGAACGCTATGCATAACACCGGTAGCAATCACATAATCAGATGGGGTATCTTGCTGGAGCATCAACCACATTGCTTTAACATAATCACCGGCAAATCCCCAATCACGTACTGCGTCAAGATTTCCTAAAAACAGCTTATCTTGTCGTTTTAATTTAATACGTGCTACAGCATCGGTTATTTTTCTAGTGACGAACTCAATACCTCTTCTCGGACTTTCATGATTAAACAACATACCTGATACGGTATACATTCCGAAACTTTCTCTATAATTAATAGTCATCCAATGGGAATATAATTTAGAGACACCATACGGACTTCTTGGATAAAACGGCGTAGTTTCTTTTTGTGGGGTCTCTTGAACTTTACCAAACATTTCAGAAGACCCAGCTTGATAAAATTTAATATTTTTACCAGAAAAATTTATAGCATGCCTAACTGCTTCTAATAATCTTAATGTACCAACAGCCGTCATATCAGTGGTCGCTAATGGTTGATCCCATGATATCCCAACAAATGATTGTGCGGCTAGATTATAAACTTCATCGGGTAACACATCATTAATAATTCTAGTAAGAGCAGATTGATCTGATAAATCTGCATAATGTATCGTTATCAAATTAACTATATGTTGAATTCTCCCAAAATTCATATTACTTGATCTTCGTACTATACCATGTACATTATATCCCTTTGATAAAAGAAATTCAGCTAAATAACTTCCATCTTGACCAGTTAATCCAGTAACTAATGCTATCTTTTGGTTACTCACAATCACTCCTTGATCAAAATATTGTAATTAATTTTTATATACTAAATTTAAAATCAATAGATGGTAATTTATCGAATATTAATTTTGCAACTGATCTACACCTATCTATAGGTACATTCCATTTTATGGAACCATTTGGGTTAATTCTTTGCTCCCATATTTTTATAATAGGTAGAATTTTAATGTTGTTTGTATTATTATCCTTCATGGATATCACTAAATTATGTAAATCTAATATAGCAGTATTAAAATGAACGGGATCTTGATCAAAAGTCGCTGCTAAAATAGCACGACACATTTCAGCAAATATTTTGATTGATCTTGGGTTAACATCTATATTATAATCAACATCCTTAGACTTATCCAGTAATTGTAATAATAATCTGTAAAATATATAATAAGATTTGGGTTCTTCATTGGATTGAATATCATTAATAGTATATTGAGATTTAAACCAATCCAATTTAACCAATAATATATCATATGTCTCACAAACAATCCTATCAGTGATTATTATAAAATCCAAATCAGGAAAATAATGACATAAAAACAAAATCTTTGTTGTCAAATCAGGATCATTATTGAAATTTATTAAATCACCAGTACATGGTTTAGTATTATATTGAAGAGATATAACAAAATTGCAACTTATGTCATTTGAAGATAATTCTATTTTTGTTTTATAAAGCATATTACAATCGAATAATCGATCCTAAAACGAAGTTAAATCTCAAAAATCCATTGTTACTAAAATCAACTATTAACTTAAGTATTACCCGGACTAAGAACAACCAAACCATCAATAGCTTGTTTCAAATAATCAATCGAAATAATAGAAATACCATATTCTTCGGCTTTTTTAGTCTTATTAGACATGCTTAAAGGATCTGCTTGGACTAAAAAGGTAAGACCTTTTGATACACCACTCTTAATCACACCGCCTAATCTTTCAATATCTTCGATATACTGACGAGTTCCCGTTAAGCAAAAACTATAACCATTAAAAGGTTTAACAGAAGTATTAGAATTTATTGTAGATACAGTATTATTTTTATCACCATCAATTACAACGCCAGATTTAATTAATCTTAAAATCAGATCATGATTTTCACGTATCCCATCAATAATCGATCCTCTTATAATATCACCGAAACCCGGAATATCAATACTTGACAATAAATCAAAATCCAGCCAATTTTCTAATTTATCAAGCCTACCATTAGCCTGCTTAATTAACAAATCAGCACGTCTTTTACCTAACAAATCAATGCCAATAGAGCCAAGAAATACACTCAGAGATAAATTTCTCTTATCATTAATATTAGTGATAATCTGTGTCGCCCTCGAAGATCCGATACGAATATCGCCATCGATTTTAAGATTTTCGATTTTATCAACTGTTAGATTATATAAATCAGATGGGTCTTTGACTAAATTATTATCCCATAAACATTTTAGTATTGCATCTCCAATGCCTAATATTCCAACGCCTTTCTTTGATGTACCAATCCAATGATTAATTTTAGCTAATTTAGATGCGTGGCAATTGTTGTTAACACAATATGTATTAGCACCTAATTTACCACGATATTCACGAGTAGTATTACTACCACAAGCTGGACAAGTCTTTGGTTCAATAATTAATTTACGAGACCCAGACGATTTAACTTTCCTAATAATTTTTGGAATTATATCACCTGCTAATACCACTTCAACAGTATCACCAATAGCTATATCTAATCTAGATATTTCATCCCAATTATTCAATAAAGCATGTGTAACATTGACTCCACCAACGCGAACTTCATTTAATATTGCTGTCGGGATAATAGCACGAGTATGACCAACAGTAAGATCTATATCAACTAATTGTGTGATATTAGACTTATGAGGAAACTTGATAGCACGAGCATATTTTGGTCTCAGTCTGGTTTTAATATCATCAGTCACAAACAAATTTTGATATGAAATATTATTAACAACAGACACAATACCATCAATTTCAAATGGTAGTTTATCACGGTTATCAACGACATCATTATAAAATTTAGTAAATTCAGAAACGTTACGACACAACTTGTGAGGAACTGGTTTAAATCCTAATTCTTTTAATCTATTCATTTTTTCAATTTCTGTTGAAACAATATCACCTTCAAAATTAAAAGCCATAAATCTAATCATATTAGTATCTCTTCCATCGTCTCTACCTAATATACCATTTCCAAGATTCCTCGGGTTACTTCTGTCAGAAGTAGAAATATTATCACGATCACAAATATAATTAAAGTCTGATTTATATAATATTGCTTCTCCGCGAACATCTAAATCCAGTTCTTCTGGTAAATTAATCGGAAGATCAATAAAATTAATAGCATTAATAGTAATATTGTCGCCAACTTCACCATTACCACGGGTTGCGACTCTAATTAATTTCCCTTTTTTATATGTAGCGCATATACTAGAACCATCGACTTTCAATGATGCAACTATTTCTAAGTCGGAATCAATTTCTTTTTTAATAAAATTAAACCAGTCTGAATACCCCAATATACCATCTTCCGTGTTGTCTAAAGAACCCATTGGGATATTATGTCGTACTTTTGTGCGTAATTCATCATCAGAATATTGAATACCAACTCGATGTAAACGATCATCATTCGGATTCAATTCTCTCAATTTATTCTTAAGATTATCATATTCTTCATCCGTCATTATCGGATCAAATCCCGGTCTATAATATCTAAAGTCGGCTTTATCTATTAGATTAATTAATTTAATATACGAAAGATCCGATATATCAACTGATGGCATAATAACTCCAATTGATGTAATTTAGAACATGAATCACATAATCAAAATATTAAATACATATAGTTTGGGGGGCTAATTAGCCCCCCA